AGCTTGGCTTTGGGGTCCATGCGATGGAGGATGGCGCCGGCCATCAGCTCGCGGCGAACATCGGTTTCATCGCGCACGGTTTCGATGTAGTTGCCGCCGCCGGGTCGGGTGGGGGCAATACCCTCGCCAGCCTTGTCCGCCATTTTGCGGAACAGCTCTTCGCGGGCCTGGTCGATAGTGAGGCCGCGCTCGATCATGTCGAGAGTGACTTCGGGGCCGAAGCCGGCGACGGTGACCGCTTCGCGGATGAGCTTGAACGGCGGGGCGGCGGGGGTGGGGGTGGCCGCCGGGGCTACGGGTGCAACGGGTTCGGGCATGGTGCGCTCCAAGGTGTTACCGGCGGTGCCGGCGGGGATGTCCACCCAGCGGTACTGCGGCTGGGTGGGGGATTCGGTTTGGGTGGGGATGGATCGGTTGATGCCGACGTTGATGTCTTGCGCCACATCAACCAGACTGATTTCGTGCGGTGACCAGCGGGTGATGCGGTACTCCGGCAGGGCGCCCGGAGTGGACTTGAGCAGCACACGTTCCAGGATTTGCGCGCCGATCGAGACGTTGACGACGATGCCGTCCTGGATGTCCTGGCGCAGTCCGGCGAGGGAGTCGCGGCGACTGATGACCACATCGGCCATGAGGCGGCCACCTTCCACCCACATTCTTTCGGCACGGCCCACGCTGCCGAGCGGGGTGTCCGTGCCGCTGGAATAGCGGGAGTGGTTGGCGAGTATGGTCACCAGCCCGGCATCGGCGCGAGACAAGTCCACCTCATCAGCGCCCATGCCGAGCGATTCATTGACCGCCTGATCCTGGCTCCAGTCGTAGCGCGGCAGCGGGGTCTCCGAGGCGGCCGACAAGCGCAGGCGCAACAGGCCATCATCGGCCTGGCCTTCCGGCAGGGCGCGGATGGTGATGCTGGCGGGCAGGCTGCGCTGCAGTTCGCCCTCCAGACGTTGGCGGGGGGTGGGGTCAGGCATTGTCTTCTCCGGGTTGGGGTTGCTTGGGTTCCGGCGCCGGGGCGGCGGCCTTGGGCTGGAACAGGATCTGGAACACCAGCTCGCGCGGGATGCCGGCGGCTTCGCTCAGCGCCGTGACATCCCCGCCGATCTCGGCAAACACTTTTTCCGGGTCGAACCCCCGGGCGCGCAGCTTTTCCGACAGGCTGGCCAGACCGCCAGCGATCTCATCACGGGTGGCGCTGACTTCCTTGCCGGGGTCGATGTAGTCCCACTTGGGCGGCGTCCATTGCAGTTCCAGCGGCTTTCCGCGCACCTTGCCGGCGATGCGGGCGCTGCGCTCCCAGGCGCGCACGGTGCGGGTGGCGTGCATGGGCACAAACGTCAGCCACTGCCACACCTCGATCAGGCGGCGGAACTCGATCAATCCCACCCGGGCGCTGCTGAAGTTGACCTGGGAGAGGTCGCCGGTCATCTGCTCGTAAGTCAATCCGGTACCGGCGGCGATGGCATGCAGGTGGGCGCGGGTGTACTCGGCATAACCCCCCATGGGTGAGGGCTGGCCGAAGCGCACGTCCTGGGCATCGTCCATGTAGGCGATCATGCCGGCGGTGATGCTTTCCACCCGTTGGCCGGTCTGCGGGTCCACGGCGGTCTGTCCCAGGGTGCGGCTTCCATCCTTGCCGATGACGATGGCCATGAAGCAAGCCTCGTAGCCCTTGCGCACCAGCTCGGCTTCTTCGTAGTCATCGAGGTCGCGCAGGCGCAGCATGGAGGCGGCCAGACGCGGCACGCCGCGGGCCTGGCCGGGGCGCTGCTTTTCGTAGATGTGCTGCACGAACTCCGCCGGCACGCGCTTCGATTGGAAGTCCCGGCGGCGGAAGCTGGCCACTTCGCCCGGGTGCTCGGGGTACAGCCAGTACGCAGCGCGCCGACCGAGGGCGTCGAACTCGATGCCACCCCAGATCCAGCCGCCGCCGGCCACATCGCCGAACTTGGTTTCGTCCAGGTAGTCCGGCTCCATCACCTGGAGTTGCATCGGGATTTCAAGGCCGTCTTCCGGCATCCGCATCCGAGTGCGGACCAGACATTCACCGGACTCGAACACCGTGCGGGCCACGAGGTTCTGCAGGCCGTAGTAGTCGAGCTGGCCCTCCGCATCGGCGTATTCAGTCCAGTTCTGCCAGTACGGTTGCGCCGCCTTGGGTAACTTGAGCGCAAAGCCGGTGCCCACCGCATTGCCGGCCAGGGCGCTCATGGCGCGGGCAGCATAGGGGTTGTTGCGTACCAGGTCGCGGGAGCGGGCACGCAACCGGGTGAGGGCGCTGCTGATTTCCGCGTTGGCACTGTGGTTGCCCGCGCTCCAACTGATGCGCCCGCCCAGCTTGGCGCCTTCGTAGCCGGCGCGGCGGATCTCATGCTGACTGCGGCGCGCATCGAGCGTGGCGATCTGGGCGAGCTGCGACCGGGCGAGTTCACGGCGCAGCGCGGCCTCTGGTGAGACGGCGGCGACGAAGCGGTCAAGCCAGTTGGGGTTCATCAGCGCACCCGGCGAACGTAGCTGACTGTGGTGGTGGCGGGCGCCGTGATCTGGCCGGTGGCGATGAGTTCGGCGCGGATCATGTCGTGGGCCGCTTTGAGGTCATCCATGCTGCGGTACTGGACCTTCTTGCCTTCGTACTCGATCGACAGTTCGCCGCTGGCGATGGCGTCTTTGATGGCGTCGAGCTGGGCGGTGGTGAATGCCATGGGTGTCGGGTGTCCTATCTGCCACGCGGCCGGAAGCCGGCGCCGCGGGGGGTCCAATGTTGTTGAGGTGCAGAAACGACAGACCCCGCCTGGGCGGGGTCTGTCTGGGGTGCCGGGGCCAGGGTCTGAGGCGGCGGCGGGGTGTGCTCGGTTTCTTCGGTGCAGACGTCTGCAATCGCAATCGGCTGCACGAACAGGTCGCCCTGGGGCGGCTCCACCTTCATCCGCCAGCGCTCCCAGTCGGTGGCGCCGAAGCGGTGCAGGCCGAGGTAGTGGGCCATGGCCAGGTTGTAGACGCTCAGGTCCAGGGCCTCGTTGCGGTCGGCCTTGGCCTTGACCCACTCGACCCGCTTGTGGCCCTTGATGTAGCGGGTGTGCTTGTATTCCGCCACCAGTTGCTTGTAGTAGTCCTCGGGCAGGTCGTTGCTGAAGTGCACGCCGCCCGGCCCGGACGGGATTCGCCAGCGGTTGTACAGCCAGTCTTTGCCGGTATCGGCACCGACCATCCAGAGATCGGCGCCTTCCTTGTCCATGCTGCCGCGCCAGTGCACGTCGACCTTGCTGGGCCGCGCCGCGAGCACCGGGCGGCCGGGCTTGCTGGCCCCCTTCACCGCCAGGACGTGGCGATGCTTGCGCATCCGGCAGAACTGGTACACCTCATGCGTGTGGTGGCCACCCGAGTCGATGCCGACGGCGAGTATCTCCAGGTTGCGACCGCTGGGGTGCCGCAGCGGCGTGACCAGGAGGTCTTCGAGTTGTTGCCACACGGCATCCTGCGCCGGGTCGCCGTAGAGGGCCTGATAGTCCAGAACCCAGCGCTCCAGGCCTTCGCCCCAGCCAACGATCTGAAGTTCCAGGCGGTTGTGCTGCACGTCCACCGCGGCGGTCAGGATCAGCACGCCGCGCGGCACGCTGCGCAGGCGGTAGTCTTCGGCCCGGTTCTTCAGTTCGGCATGGCCGGCGGCGCCGGTGTCGTCCTTCCAGGTCCGCGCCAGGCGGGTGTTGTAAAACACCTGCATGGGTTCCGGGTCGCCCTTCTCCCGCGCCGTCTTGGCCTTGGCGTGTTGTTTGCCCAGGCCGGACCAGCTCACCCACCCCGGCGGCGCATAGAGCGCGGACATGGTGAAGCCCACCGTCTCGCCATCGCCCACGGCGTGGGCGCGCCACTCGCCACGGGCCAGCATCTCGCCCTTGGCGCCCTCCTCGATCAGCGCGCCGCAGTCCGCGCCGGCGCAGGCATAGGCGGCGCTGAAATCCGCGCGCACATGCAGTCGCTCCCATTCCAGCACCTGCATGTGACCACAATGCGGGCAGGGCACGTAGTAGTGCCGCTGGTCGCTGGTCGCGAACAGGTCGGCAATCCGGCTAGCGCCCTCGATGGTGGGCGAGCTGGTGTAGTAAATCTTGGCATTGCGCCCAAAGGTGCTGGTGCGGTTCTCGGCCAACTCGACCGGGTCGCCCTCCTGGTCGACCGAGACCTCCCAGCGGTCGACCTCGTCACCGTACACGTACCGGGCCGGGATCTCGGCCAGGTTGGCGGCGCTTCCGGCGGTGGTGATGTACAGCGTGCCGCCGTCGAATTCCTTGGTGTCGATGGTGTTGCGGGCATCCCGCGAGCGCGGCGACGCGACCCGCTCGCGCAGCACCGGCACCTCTTCAATAGTCTTGCCGAAACGGCTCGATACCCGCTTCGCCACGTGCCCGCTGGGCAGCAGCACCAGCATGTTGCCCGGCGCCTGGTGGATCGAGGCCGACAACCAGTTGATGCCGACCTGGGTCTTGAGGAGCTGACTGGCCACCATCGCCACCACGCGCTTGGCGGGATGCTCCGGCGACAGGCAGCGCATCGGCTCGCGGGCGTAGGGCGTGCGCGCGGTGCGGTACTTGCCCGGCTCGGCGCCGTTGCCGCGCGGAATCCGCATGTACTCGTCGGACCACTCGTCAACCCACATCGACGGGTCCGGCGTGATCCCCTTCAGAAACCCGGACAGGTAGGCCATGCCGCCGTCGGCCAGCGCGCCCATCAGTGGGTCTGCTCCATGGCCTTGTCGATGTCGTCGTGGGTCAGCTTGGCAGTGTCCTCGAACACCTGGCGCAAGGCGGCGCGCAGCTTGGTCTCGACCTCGAAGGCGTCGGTCATCCCGATCAGCCCGGGGGCCAACTGGGTTGGCAGACCCAGCACAGCGTCGCGCAGCATCCGACCGATGGCGAAGGCTGCCGACTCGACCCGGCTACGCTCGACCAGCGTGCCGAGCTTCCTGCCCAACTCCAGTTCCGCCAAGGCTGCCAGGGCGCCTTCGCGTCGAGCCTTGTTGTCCCAATACTTCGGGTCCGCGGCCTGGCCGCTGCCGCTCTCCTCGTCCGATTCGCCTGGCGCGTCGGGGCGGACATGGGCACCAACATACTTGTCGGTACGGCCGGCAGCGTGGTGTTGCTTGACGGCATCCTTGCCGGGATCTTCGGTACGCTTCAGCAGGGCCAGGGTCTGGACCACATCCACCCGCTTGCCGGTCTCGTCCAGCACCAGGCGGCTTTGCTTGCCGAGCTTGGTGACGTAGGCGCGACTCCAGCCTTTGTGCCTAGCGAATTCGGCCTGGCTCATAAACTCGGGCACTTCGTCCATGTCACCTCAGTTG